CAAATAAACCTGGTGTTTTCGTTTCTGTTGTGTTTTTATACATAGCATTATTCAATGGTGTAGCGTTTAAAGCATTTGTCAAATAACCAAGACCAGCCGCTGGGTGTCCTGTGTATTGATTAAACTTATTCGTAGCATTGTCCATTACCATTTGCTGTAGTGCTTGTTGCATTGCACCTTGTTGTGCAAGGTTTTGGTTAACTTGTTGCCCCATGCCAAAGCCAAGATTAGATAACTGACCTAGTTGATTAGCAGCTCCTAGTCTCTGTCCTGCTCCTGATAAATCAGCACTTTGGTTAGCCAACTGACCTTGAAGATTAGTATTTATATCTTGCATAGCCGCTTGTTGTGCATTACCATAATTAGCTTGTCTCAGTCCTGCTGATGATTTAGCGAGTTGTTCAAGTGACGATCTACCTAACTCAGCACCTTGAATACCATGTCTTGATCCACCGAATGATTTTGCCGCTTGTGCCTGAGATGATAATTCGTTAAGTCCTATCTGCGCCCCTCTTAGTATGTCAGCTTCATTTTGCTTAATAACTGCATCTGTATAAGGGTTCATATACGGTGCTAGATTAGTAGTAGCTAACTGATTTGGTGTTACAGATAATGGTGTATAACCCATACCTGTAGCAGTTCCCATACCCGCACCTTGAATACCCTGTGCGGCTAGGCTATTTATGTTTGGTGGTGCTGTTTGCCCACCTGGTAATGGTGATCCTGCCATTTTTATCTCCTATCGTTTCCTATCATTCAATAATAATCTCCAACCTGCATCTGATACTGGATGACTAACATTTGTTATGCCACCACCTGCATTTTTAACTGACGATCTCTGATGTGGGTTACCACCTTGTTGTGTTCTGTCAGCAAAGAATTTTTGTGTATCTCTATCATATTGTTCTTTTTCAAATGGGCCGCGCATTATTAATGACGGCTCAACTACTTTTTTGAGCGATACCCCGCTACTATTTCGTCTATCGGTCTACTAACAGGTGTCGGTGTAGCACCTTTGCTATCTAATCTGCTAGTTAAACCACCACTAGAGTGTGGATTCCCTTGAGATACATATCTAGGTGTACCTCTTGTTCCATAGCTTGACATTGCTTTATCCATAGCTGCTACTCTTTCAGCTTCTGCTTTTGCTAATCTTTCACGTTGTCTTTCACGAGCTGCGCCACCTCCACCTTCAACGCTTCTTCGAGGGCCGCCCATCGGTGTGTAATATGGCTCACTTGTTGGATCGTATGGTTTACTTGGATTATGAGAAGGACTACTAGCATTACCTCTAAAACGACCTCCACCACTATTTCTAGCTGCATTTAACTGTGCCATAGCTGGTGCGCCAAATAACGCTTCATATTGTGCTATTGCACCTGGTTGTTGTGCTTTTGTTTCAGCAAGTGCTTGATCGTATAGTGGCATTGACGAATAACCTTTAAATCCACCATCAAATGTAGTTGGTGTTGGCATCTGACCTTCAGCAGTCATTGTACTATTAGGATCAAGTAAGCCAAACGCTTTAGCTGTTGCAATATTGTTATTCATTGCCGCATTTTGCACATCATTAAAAGCCGCAATCTCTGCGCCACGATAAGGCATATACTCAATTCGCTGAACATCTTCAGCACGTTGTAAGTTCCTAATCGCTGGTTGTTTTAGCCATTCAGGTAAATCTTGCTCTGTTTTACTTTCATTTTTTCCACCTTTTCCACCACCACTACTCATGTCAAAACTCCTTTAATAATGTTGTGAATTGCTCTTTCCAACCCCTAGAAGCTAAAACTTTTTTCCAACCTCTACGACCAGTAACAGTCATACCATCACAACCTTGCTGTTTACCCCATGCCATTGCATCATCATGCATATCGGTAATTTGTTCTATTCCTTGCCCTTGATCCCCACCTGCTAAGAACACATGAAGAACCTTCTTATTAGGATACACTACTATTTCAGTTACTGCACAACCGTTTGCACCTAACCATAGCTGAAAGTTTCCACTCATTATCCCATCAACTATGTCTTTAAAGTCGTGAGTATCACCACCTTTGTTTAAAGCTGACTGTATCCAGTCTTTACATCTTATCAATTCTTCTTCTAAACTCATGGATCGTATTTTAGTTTAACCCAAGCACCGTTCTTACTTACAACAACAGCATTTTGCGCTTCATCCCACATCAAAATACCATCCTCTACAGCTTTAGAACTTGAGTCTTTAAATTGTAATTTACTTCTTGTGTTCATAAGAAACTTATTAACACGCTCTCCCCATGATTTCCAATTCTCACCTAAAGGTGGTGGAGGTGTAGCTAAACTCATCGCCTACCACCTGCACTTGCTTCTATTCGCATAATACCTGACCTCCAATCGGTATTTCCTACACCTTGAACCTTAATGCGTACTTGTCTACCCTGAAACCTAACATCTGTTGGATTACTAAGAGTAAATGCACCATGAGATGTCTCAGTAGCATTAGGATAAAATCTTGTCTTAAATGTAACTTCTACTTGTCCTTGCGTTTTCTCGTCAGGGATAAGCTGTGTTACTTTCATAATACTATCACCATTGCCTAAACTAATTGCACCTGATTCAGCGTATGGTTTTGTTGATCCATGTGTAGTACCTGATTCGTGATTATATAGATTTCCACTAGCATCTGCCCATATTGGCTTGTTGAATACACCTTGATCTACACCTGCTGTACGATCTAAAACTCCAACATTCCAATGATTTTCTTTATAGTCAAGTGAAATATATCTATCGTTTTCATTTGAACTACTTGATGGATAGAACCACCATATCTCGCCATGTTGAGCATTGTGTACTGCATAAACTTTGCTTATTTGTGAATCATTAATGTCATCGAAAACATAATCTAGTGCTTCACATGGAACTTCTGTTGCAATAGAGCCATCAAAAGAGAAAAACCCTTTCTTGCCCATCCAAAATGCTCCCTCATCAATTGCGACAGCAGCTTTCCTTGATGCTACACCACAAGCTGTACCAACTCTCTCGAAACCATAAACAAATGGCGCACCTGAGTATGTCGCTATATGCGCATCATTATCTGTGAGTATTAAAGTTCTTCCTCTCATACGAACACCACACATAATTTGTCCAGTTGTCTGTAATTCAAAATCACCTGCTTGGTTTGTAGCTGATGCAGTCCATGTCGTATTATTTTCTTGATCACACCATTGCACTTTACGAGGATTTCCACCTGCACCAAGTGCCATAACAAACCTTTCTTCAGTTACAACCATTGATTTATTGCCTGTTGGTGCATTCGCAACTACTTGTGCAGTTACACCTGTGTTTAATTGCCATTCATATAACTTACCATCTTTTGATGAACAAGCCATAAGGTATTCACCCCAAGTATCTAATGCCCAAGTTGTAGCTTCATGATAAACACCTGAACTTGTTGGTTGTCTACCATAATTGGTGAGTCCATAAAAACCTCCACCATAACCTAAGTTTGTATAGGCATCCTCTGAACCTGATGTCAATCCTGAAGGTGTTATGTCATAAACTGTATGTGAGGGATTTACATAGTATAGTTTATTGTAGGTTGCTCCTGCTAAATAAGAGTCTGTTGTATTGTCTAACCAAGAGATCATTGCCCTTGGTGCCGCTGCAAATGCACTTGCCTTTCTAGTAGTCCATCCACCTATAGGTCTTAATGATCCATCATGCCATCTAATTAAAGAAGCATCTCTCCATCTATTCGAGGACTCAAAGTCCGTTCCGTTTCGATGTATTCCTGGTGGTAATTGTAGTGGTATTAATGCCATAATATTAAGCCGCTATCTCTGTCCATGTTACTGAATTATTTGTTTCCTGTGTCCATGTTATAGGTGTTACTGAAATAATTTCCCACTTTTCTCTACCTATGGTAGCTGTTCCTGATGTTGCACTTACTATACCAATAGCATTTTGAACTCTGTTGCACGTTGCTGTGATACTAGCTTCAGGTTGACAAGTAGCACTTGGCTGATGTATTCTTTCTGAGTCTGCAACTAATGATGCAGATGGAGTACACGAT